TTGCACCTGATGCTACGTTAAAGGTACTACCAGACGCAAAATTTATGTCTCCTGTCATTGTAAAGCTTGAACCGTCATCCATGACAAGCTTGCCACCCGATTTGATGGTAAAAACTCCACCATCTTCGACATTCCCCGATGAACCTGTCGGGATTATAAATATTGTACCGCCCATTCTTTTATGGACTACATTTTGATAACTTTCATCTGCTGCCATTTTTCATCATCCTTTCTCAAACGGTGTCTATCGCACCTCTGAATGAGTTAAGGGGACATTAAGTCCCCTATTGTTAAGCTGTACCCGTTGAACCAACATTGAGTTCATTTGCTGTTACATCAGCGCTTTGAGATACAGGCAATTTCCTTGCTCCATATTGGACAGCAAGAATACTGTAAGCCGATTCTGTATCGCATGACACTATTGGCCATGTGTATCTATAAGGCGGCCTATAAACATCTGCCACTATCATTGCATGACCTGTCGAAGTGGAAATTATCGAAGTTCCGGTCAGGTCTTGACCATCGCCCATTCCGCTCGATGAGCCGGATTCAATGTGCATCGTTATACCCGTACTAGCCGATGAGCCTGTTTGCAGCACGTACATTATGCCTTCATATCCTTCATTATCAGATACTGTACAACCAGTGCTGCCGGTTGAAGTAGATATATACGCAAGCGCGTATGCAAGTTTTGCATTTTTAACAAGATTCATATTATTCACTCCTTCCTTAACCTAATGTCACACGACGGAACGCTTCACCAAGTACAGGCATTCCATCACATTCAAGTCTGCCGATAAATCCGACCTGTGCGGTTGCGGCATACAACTCGTCAAGTCTCTGGATTGCCATATCAAGTGCGTCAACAATCCAATATTTGGAGAAATCGCCGATTATGCCAACATACGCACCGGTTGAAAACGTACTGGGTGCATACTCAGACATAACATAAGGTACTTCAAGGATTCTATCAGGCAATCCCGCTGAAACTCCAGGCTGCCAGATGTAATCACCTTCGCCGGTTTTAAGCTTTCTGATCTGTTTCAATGCATCCCTATGGAATAGCCATTTTGCCCTACCCCAATACTGACCTTTCAGACTATACTTTGCTTCAATAAGTCCGTCTGTCTGAATTGAGCTTGAAGTATTGCCGGTTGAAATGTCATAAGTTGTCGAAATTCCGTTGTCTGAAGCTGTAAACACGCCAAGCGGCTGATTTACTCCAGTTCCATTCAGGAAGCAGTTTTCTTCTGTAACCGAGAACTTATATGATAGTCTTTCCCTTACAAGTGACTCCGCGCCCATGGTTGCAGCCCTTAAAAGCTTCTGTGAAACCTTTATGAGTTTAGCCAACGGGTGAGGATGAAGTTCTCTTTTGCCGAAACTCATTGTTGAGTCTTCGTTGCCGGTTCCGATTTCAATTGTCCATGCAGGGTCTGCAGGATCATTGTCAAGTGACGGTGCGCCGAGAGAAGCCGCGTTCGGAACACTATAAACTGTTGCCAATCCTCTCATAAACACTTGATTGTCTACGGCCTTAATGAGCTCATTTATGAACTGTTCGGGTGTGTCAATAAATCCGCCGTAAATATCCTGGTCCATCTGCAATGCGCGGTATTCATCCTGGTTAAGTCCCTTTAACCCACCGCTCAGAAAGCCGGTAAATGCTTTTCTGTATTCCTCAGTTGCGCGGGGATTTTTTCTTTCATCTGGTTTTCCAGGAAGTTCGCCAGGTTTTTGTTCAAGTGCTTTTGGCGAGTCTGTCGGCATTCTCATTTCTGCTTCGGCTTTTTGCAGCCTTTCCTCTTTTTCAATCTCAGCAGTCTTTTTGTCCACATCAGCCATTAAGGCTTCATATTTTGTGGTTTCCTCGCCCGACATATCTCTTTTGTCTTTTTCTGCTGCATCCAGAATTTCCCTTGCCTGTGTGACGAGGGCATATCTGTCGCGTTTGATTTTATTAATATCTGCCATAATAATTTCTCCCTTCTTTTTTACATAAAAATACCGCCCTTTGGCGGTTTCGTTAGCTTTTCGATTATTTCAAGTTTCCTTTTTTGGATCGGTAACCGCTTCGGCACCTCATAAATTGGAACGTCCGGCACTATGTCGGGCGGTATAAAACTTCTCAAAGCTTCAATTGTGTTATTTATCAAATCGATGTCTGCCTTTTCAATTGGCATTCCCCGCTTTAACCTTAAAAATATTTGGGATAACGTGTCATATTCAATTCCCGAAGCGTTCAATATGTTTCTGACATGCGAATCTGATGCTGGATAAGCCGGATCTGTTACGGGGCCAAGTTCAAATAATTCAACTTCGATTAACTCTCGCATCAGTTGGCCGCCATCCATATACCAATTATCAGAAATAGTTCTAAATGAAAACGACGAGCCTTTAATGTCGCCGCGTTTCATGCTTATCATTAAATCTTTTGCATATGTCGTTTCGGGTGGGTCTATTTCGTATCTCATGCCAGCATTTTCATCTGATAACATCAAGGTTCCTGCTGTCGTTGTCCCCAAAACCATGTTCGGGTCATGGTTAAAAAACGATTTTATTTCTTTTCCGCTTTCAAGGCTTCTTTTGAACGCTCCAGGCTTTACAACTTCAATAAAGCCTCCTAAGTCAAGGCTTCTTACATTATAAATTGCGCCATGCCCTATTATTTTTGTTTTTCCATCTCTTTCTTCTATCTGCATTTCAAGAGGAAATGCTCTATATTCAGGCTTACTCATTGCTTTATCCTCCTTTTCATCCCATTTAAGTTTACAAACTGCATAACGCTGTTTGTTATCGGGATATTCATTGTTCATTACATTATCGCTCATGCATCTATCCATGAATTCATCTTCGCCCTCATTTTTATGCGGTTTTGGAATTGGCATAATCCATCAACTCCTTTATTGCTTGTTTAATGCGTTCATCAGGCCATTTTACTGGTAATTTTTCAGCTTTTTTCAAGCTATACCGCGATTCTATAACGAAGTTTTCAGCAAAAGTCCGTAAAAATTTTCTTGTTTCGTTTTCAAAATCACTATTAATCTCTCTTTTTGCCTCGTTATAGCTTAAAACTATAGAAAATAAGCTGTTTTCCATATATTCTGGTATTCCTTCGTAATGCTTTTCAAGCCAGTTTTCACGATCTGAACTAGTCAATTTTGCCTCAAATCCAGCTATTTCACGCTTGAATATGCGGTCAAAAGCATCAAAAAAGAGCCTTTCATAAGCTCTTTTAAGTGATTTTTGGTCATTCCCAGGTGGCTTTTGATTTGTTGCAGGCGTTTCGCCTACTTTATCAAGCGTTGTCATATTTGCTTCTACAATATATTTTTCTCCAATATCGCCAGGTAATGGGTTTCTGTTTTCTATCTCTGCCCAATCATTGGCATTGATAATTCCGTTTCGTCTTTGAATCTGAAGGGCCTCTGAACGGCTTTTTGAATCGCCTCTAAGAAGTCCATCAACAAGAAATTCAGCAAAATACGTGTCTTGATCCTCTTCGGGTATCAGGTCTTGATTATAGTAAGATTCCCACCGAACCAACCAAGGTCTGAGGGTATAAACAACAAATTCTATGCCTTGATGTTCAATGTTATTATTTGATGACTCGCGTAAATCTGCAACCAAATGAGGTTGTACACCAAAAAATCTAGCTATTTCTGTCACTTGAAACTGTCTTGTCTCTAAAAATTGACTATCTTCAGGAGGAATTCCAATGTTTTTAATGTCCATGCCTTCCTCAAGCAACATCAATCTATGGCTTTTACCTAATCCTCCATATGCATCTATAAGATAATTGCGTAAATCTTCAACTGTTTGTTGGCTTTCTAACTGTGGTGCTTCCAAAGGTCTTGTTACCACCGCCCCCGGATGTGTACCGCTGCCAAAATAACGAGCTCCGAATTCTTCAGTTGCAAGTGAAAGTCCAATTGCTTCACGGGCTAATGTTATTGGTGAATATCCTTTTATGCCGTCAAATCCAAGTCCTGGAATGTGCAAAACTTTATTTTTCGGCAGCTTATATTCAACTCCATTGATACGAGTTATATAATAAAGTTCTTTTGTTACTTTATCTCGGTCTGGTCTGGTCTGGTCTGGCCTTAAAGGCCATAACGCAACGGGATAACCTGTATTACCGTATTCTATTTCACTGTAACAATTACCCCAGCCCAAAATATGTCCCATCATGGTTTCACGCCAGATAAAAGATGGCATAATTGGATTTGCGCGGTCATGTATTAGTTTATATAATGGATACTTATAAGCTTTTTCTTTTCCTCTTGGATTAATTCTTTTGTAAACCGGGCAAGGAAGGGAGGCTAACGTATCACTTAAAAGCCTAATGCATGCAAATACAGCCGTAGAAGATAAAGCTGACATTTCATTTACGGCAACTCCGCTATTGCTTTCCCTTCCGCCAAAAAAATCTTTTAACCATTTGCTGGGATTTGCAACGCCTGATCGCTTTTCCAGCATGTATGTCAATATACCCATGTCAGTTCACCTTCTTCCCTTTAGGCCAGCCTATGTAAATAAATGAGACTCCAAGCGTAATAAACATAGCCGGTATATAAATCATGTAAATGCCTATTGAAAGCAGGACAAGACCTAAAAATATGCTTATGTCAGGCAACCAATCATTTAGTTTCATTCTGTCACCACCTTTTTGAGTAATAAAAAAAGACCAGTCAATACCTGAATTTAATCAGATATCAACTGGTCTCAATGGACTCTGTGTTGATTTACTTTATTTGATTTTCGGGCTAATTTTACCGCCACATTTTGTGCATATTATATTAATAACGTCCCAGTTTTTGCTACTTTGCTTTGAATCTGGTTCTGGTTTACATCCGCATTCTATGCATATAAATTCAATTTCTAACTTTTTGCTCATGACCTCACCTACTTTATTATTAAGCTTGTATAAGTCTTGCATCTATTGCAAAGAATTTTTATTTCCGTCTCATCATCTGCAATAAATTCTATTTCCGTACTACGACAAACTAAAATATTACCCTGTTTTAATTCTGCAAAAAGTTTCCCACAATCTGTATTAACACATTTTATTTCATTCAATCATATCACCTCTCCACAAGTGCAATGCAATAATGTGTTAAGGCATTTCTTGCAAACAATGATACTTTTGATGTAATCATCTTTTTCCATAATTTTTATAGAATGCTTACCATCGCTGCAATATTCAGTATTTATTACTATGTATTCCTCTCCATTATAAGTCACAATGCTTGAAACTTCGGGCAATGACCTAAAATCCCAAACCCTGCCTATTTTTTCGTCATTGGCATCATAAACATAGGTGCCGTAAAAATCATAATCCCTGATGTGTTCCTTACCTTTATTTGTTTCAAGCAAATCGTTTATATTTAACAATCAAATCGCCTCCACCCACATTATACCGCTAAAACTTAAACTTACCAATACCAACAAAATCAATTTACATTTACAACTCACATTACTATCACTCCACGGGTCTCATAAACTGACTTTTTCTTTTTAACTCCTGCGGCAATTGCATCCTTTCTGGCTTCCCAAGACAAAATTGAAGCCATTGCAAGATCAATTTTATGAGGAGAATCCTTTCTTTCTTTGCAAATAAGCCATAAAGATTTCCCTGTTTCCTCGTCTTTCTGTGGCAAATTATGCCTATATGAGTTTCCAATATGCCTTATAAGGTCAGCATCGCCATCATGCGAGATATCGCCACTACTTATTGCCGTGTCATAGCTTTCAAGAGCATATGACATGGCTTTTCTCCGATTAGTCCACCATTCTATAATTTTATCATTTCCCTTTTCGCCTGCCCATTTAGCCAGCCAAGATTGCCAATATGGGGGGTCTGCATACATTCGCCACACATTATAACGTTGAAAAGCTGCTTGTACAGCATCGTCAACATCTTCCACTGGAACCTGCCAGTTTTCTGCGCCAAATGGGCATTCCCATACTCCCAATACCCATTGGTAACCAGTTTCAACATGAGTAGCAACAAGTCCGGTTGAATCGTGAAACTGTGCACCATCAAAACCAAGCGTTATTAAATCTTTATCTTTTACTGGATTTTCTTTTCTAATTAACTTTTTCCAGCATTCAGTGTCAAATGCTTTTTGGCTGGACTTCACTAAGCGGTTGCACCATACACGTTCCCAATATCCGCGATCAGTTGTTGGGTCTCTCCAAAGTTCAACTATAGAATCAATATCGCGCCATGATGCAGCAGGGCCAGAGGCTTCTATTACTGCCGCTCTTGCTCCTTCTACTGTATCTAAATCGTGTTCGTCCGATGCTTGCCTGTGGAAATAAAAAAGGCGGGAATCTTTTACCTTGCCCTCTTTAATCATTCTCGCATAATCCATGGTTAATTCTGCTACTGAACCGGCTCCCAGTTCCGGTGCTGTGGTTACTTCCAATGCCCATGCGTCTGACAGCTTTCTTTTTGGTAAATTTGCCATCATAGTTTGATGAGCCTTAATTAATTTTTGGCTAGTCCACCAGTGTGTATTATGCGTTGGCATCATGCTTTCTCCGGCTAGGAATAGGTGGTCGGCACTGTCAACAGAAATACATCTAACCGGGACACTCTCGGCTATTTCAACAATAACAATAGACAACTGTTTATTGGTCTGTGTCCGCTCAATAACTTTGTCGCGCTTTCTTCCAAGACGAAACGGTGGCAAGTTAAAATCAGCAGTAAAATGAATTTTATATATATCTCGCGGCGTGTTCCATCTCGTATCTGTTGTAATTGTTTGCGTGTTTGGTCTATACCCAAGTGTCTGCAATAGTTCCCTAATGCTTTTGATAATAATTAAATTTGAGTTAACAAACGTACATCGTCCTTTATCGTCAATACACCCGTCAGAATCCATTAAGCCTTGAAGCAAAGCAAGTCTTTGGTTTTTGCTTGAACGCAAGTATTGCGCTGGAATATGTTTGTTTGCCAGTAGTCCTAATTCGCGCAATTTACCAACGACAGAACGGTTATTTGGCTTGCCAGTAGTCGCACCCCAACCACTATAATTACTATCTTTAAGGGTTACATACAACATCGGTGTATTGTTTTTTGTGTTGCAACGGCTTACTTTATATCCCGTTTCAATTATTAAGCGCTCTGTTGCTTCTAAATCATCTTGCCCGACGCAAATAGTGGCGTTTCGCGAATCACCATCACCAAGCCACAAGCCCAAGAAATACGGGTCTAGTGGCAAATCGGTATCTGGTAATTCCAGCGGTTCCGGTTTTACAAGAGTAAACCTTCTGCTGTTCGTCCACTTGTGGTTAAAGATATACTCTGTTGTCACCGTGCGCTCGCACCTATAAGAAGGACTGTGGTCAAACACCCGCCATAAATGGCCGCAGTCTGCCACTATAAATGAACCGTCACCGAATGTAACTCGGTAACATGGTCGCCCGCTCTTAATTTCGCTTATCCCCAAGACATTGCAAGAATTTCCGTCGCGCCCAAACACCGTATCGCCCGGCTGAATTTCGCCCATAGTAGTCCACCCATTAGGCGTAGGTATTGGAGTGTCTAAGGCAAGAGGTTCATCAGCCAACTGAAATGTTGTTCTCGCTCCATCTCTTGCACTCGGGCTTGATGAAAGAGAAATAGCCTTTCCATCTCCGTTTTTACGCATTATTCTTTCAAACCCAATATCAAAATCATCACGTATCGGGCTTTCTTCAAGAATCGCCTTTAACGCTCCATAGGCTAATTCGTCTGATTGTTCTTCGGTATATGCTACCAATGGAATGTATGGGTCGGTTACCGGGCCACCTATCGGATTGCCTTTTTTATCAAATCCTATACATCTTACAGGTGCTTCAGGGTGCAGTTCACATGCAGCTATCCATGCAGCAAATTCAGTTTTAGCAAGTCCTTTTGCAAGGCTTAAGCCTACACGTTTAAACCTACGCCGGCCTGCTGATATATGCCTTTGTGGATATATTTCATACATGCGCCAGATTAAAGCGCGTTTTTCATCATCCACCATTGCAGGTTTTCCACGTAAATCTCCGGGACCAAATACTAAATTTTCCTCTATAAAATCACAAACCAACGGTCCTAATGTCGGCCACGGTTCTTTGTCTATAGGAACCATAAGAACACTCATTCAACCACTCCCAAAATTCCCCTTGGATCTGCTCTGTGTGGTCGGGTGTTTTGTTTGGGATTCCTCTTTTTTTCAGCTTCCTCACCTCTTGCAACTTCCCATTGTAAGCGGCTGCGGTCTACTGGTGATAATCCAAAACGAGCCTCTTGAAGTCTGATTTCTCCTAATGTTTCTTTTGCGCCGATAAGACCACAATTGTTATAATAATTATCTATAAGTATTGCAAGTCTTGCCAATCCATCAATATCTGTCGGTAAATATTCACCCACCATCGGAGATTCCCACACACGTCCCCACCAATCGCATGTGAGTTTGTGAAATATGCGGTTATCAGGATTTTGTAATTCAGGTATTTTTTTTG